GGAAATGAGGTTTGTTCCTCCACCTACGTCCTGAACGTATGTTGCACCTGTGGGCATTATTCAAGCGCCCCTAACCGATTGTCGATGTCTTGCACTGCTTTAACTAGCATCGCAAGCATCGACTTTTCTTTGTAAACAATCGGATCACCATAAGGGTCATACAAAGTTGTGTCTGGTGCAGCTTCATGTACTTCTTCAGCAATGAATCCTGGCTCTGGAGTTTGTGTCTCGTAGTCCATTCCAGAGTTTGTTGATACTTCTTCATTCCAACGGAACGTGCGTGGCTTCAAAGCTCGTAGCTTTGCCCAGTTTTCTTCAACGTCTATGTCTTGAACGTCTTCTTTGAAACGTATCGAAGAAGACGAAATCCCTAACTGTTGAGAATGCACGGTGTTAGGACTTTGGCCTGCTTGACCTGTTGCGATAACCGCTTGAGTGCCAGTTAGAGTCGGCCACCCATCATAACCATTAGCGTTGGGCTGTGTCGTGCCAGGGTATACGGCAGGGTCCCCAGTTGGGGCGATAACTGTTCTCATGTCCAAGTTGGCACCCGAACGTATGAATTGGATATGGCGAAGATCGTTGTGACCGAACGCTAAACCAGCGTTGCCAAGTCCGTCTAGATTGTCGTGCCATTCGATGTAATCTTGAAGCGAGTAATCGTTTCCTAAATAAATTTTTGCAAAGTCGTATGCTGTTTGCACACGAAGCTCTCCAGCGATATCGACGTTTGCTCCAACATTCAACCACTGGCAATCGATACGGGTACCTTCACCATCTTCGTAATCTTGCGAAGTTCCAGGGTCGCTTTCGTTTTTGCTTGTGTAGCCGATAATGTCACCACGGATCGCCATTGATCCGTTGATAACTAGACGGTATTCGGCGGCAGGACGACCGTCGTAAGGACCTGGGTATCCTTCGCCAGCACGGCGGGTGTACACCGAATAACGGTGACTCTCGGATAGATAGTTTCCAGCATAAACGCCAGTAGGTATATCCGAACCATAAGAAAGCTGGGCAGTGTTAGTGCCAGGACCAGTGCTTGTCCAGTTTGCTCGATATTCTAGATCTTTAAGAAATTGTCCAGTAGCTTGACCATTGATATCAGTTCCAGTAGCTAAACCAATAACGTCATTCTGGGAAGTGTTCAAATACAAAGCATCAGAACCACCAAGAGAAACAGTTCCTGTAGCAGTCAACGTCCCCGTAGCAGTAGGATTATTTTGTTTCAACAACCCTGGGTACGTGGACAAGTCGAGAGCAACACCATCGATAAAGTTCCTTAGATATTCCCAGTTGGCGTTATGAGAGTTAGCGAGAATCGCATCGCCAGCACCCGCGCTGTGTGGGTAAGTAAAATCGACCATTAACGCAATCTCCTGTGCAGGTAGGTGAACGCCATAGCGTTCACTTCCCAAGCCTCATCTGTAGATGTGGGACCATTGATCTTCATTTGTATAGCCTTAGCTGTCCCAAGCGTAGGCAAACGCTCGATATTCGTGACATCAGTGTTCGGTGCGCCAGACCAATACGCCTGATTAGGGTCCTCTCCCCAAATGCCTGAATCCCAGGTGGAACCCGTTTGGGTACCAACCTGAACCCCGAAAGGCATTGTTTTCGTGAAGGTAGAACTGTCATAATCCGTATACAGCAACGCTTCCAGAGCAACCGTATTATCGGAACTCACAACAATCCGAGGTTTTCCCCAACGCTTGCGAACGATAGGGTTACCGCCAACCATCCAACTGGTTGTATACGAGCTAGCGATATGGGAACTGGATGCCCCATAGAAATCTGTTTCTAAATTTTGTTCCAAATGGATGACTCGACCTACGTTTGATTGGCACGCACCCAAAAGATCTTGTTGATCATTGGGTGGCGCAAACGTCAACAGGACATTTGCGTCGATATCTGTCATTGTCCAAGCACCAGTCTCACCCAACGACGGATCATATATCAACACCCGACGAGTGGTAGAAGACGATCCTGTGTCGCTCCAATCAACGGAGACATACAAACGGTTCTTAAACCAAGCAAGCTGCGGGGGACTATTGAACTGAAGACGGCCATCGTCGATAGCTGGCATGAGTTTCTCAAATACCCAAACAAACCGTTCACCGTTGTACATCCATACGCCTTGACGGTCGTACCAGAAGAACACCCCATACGGAGTGGAAACAGGTGTGGAGTTGGATACAGAACCAACATCCTGAGTCAAAGCGTGCAACTGAAATGACTCAGTGCTACTTCCGAACAGCGCATAAACGCTGTTCGTTTTGAATACCAGCATTCGATCAGCAAAAGGAACAAGACCAGATAGCTCGTCGCCCCTTTCTCCCACGTTGACACCTATGTAATCAAATTCTCGCCAAGATTCAGGATCATCAAGTTTCGACCATCGAAGACGGTTGGGATAAGCAGTACCGCTTTCCGTTGTGTGAGCAACCCAGGCGTGATTGTTCCAATGGCACGTATATTTAGCTATTGGGTAGTTCCCTGCTGAACCGTCTACGTTGGATGCAAGGTTCGATGCAGTTGTTCCGTCATAACTAAACGACGGACTGGTGCCTGATACCCCATAAAACTTAGAGTTTGTTGTTTGGCCGTACAAGCGGTCGCCATTGGTGACGGAAACTCCAGCCAAGCTAGTGAAATCACCAGTAGTTGACTCTGCAACCGTTGTACCGTACGAACAAATAACTCGGGCCGTTCCCCCATCGGGCGTGAACTGACTCAAACCAGTGACGTTCGAGTTCAACGCAGTGGCATTTCTTTTGTTAATCCCTAACCGCATTTTGATGCCACCCCTGGGGTCCACATCAACATTTAGCATGCCAGGGCTTTCCGAGGACGCCAAATTGAACTGGTCAGAACGAAAGTTCAAACCACCACTAAAATCTTGAAGCATATCCAGCTTAAACCCAGGTCGCGCCATCATCTACTCCCAGGAATACCTAAGACGATATGGCAAATAACTGCTAGACAACCAACGTGAAGATCTACGACCATTCAGCACTAACGGTTGCGGAGCAGGAGCATCAAGATATCTGGCTCGGAGATTATCAAGTTCTCTGATAAAGGTACCAAAATAATTAGCAGCCATATCGGGATCTTCTTGCTGGTCGTAAGCACGACTAATCCCGTATGTGGCGATTACAACGTGGAACGGTTCAGGAAAATCATCAGGACCAGTCCCGTCAATAGTATTTACTCCGAAATGAGTCGGATTTGTGTATCCACGCACATAAATAGTTTCTCCACCCCCAGGAGTGGGGTACAACCGTGCAGTGTCCCCCCAGAAACTCCAATACCAAGGGTCCCCGCTACTTGCAGTGTCCAACGGATACGACGCATCGGCAGCATCTCTACCCAACATCGTAAGAATATGGTCATCAGTGCGTAAAGCCTGAATTTCTCTTAAACCATTACTCAGAGAGGCACCCACAGCAGACAAAGCATAATCTTTTGTACTTGCAACCGTGGTAAATGTTGTTTCTGCCTCGTACCAAGGCCAACGCTTCTCGCTGTAAACAACTTGATCGTAGCCTTCACCAAGGAAACGATTTAAGACCACATCCGAAATATCGCTGCTGTCAATTTCGACAACAGATCGAATGTAAGACCTCATATCCTCAATGTTCACACCTACTCCTTATGGAAAGTACAGAAGCTTTCTCCCTCAGCAGGACGAGCTTTGCAAGGTTCACCAGACTTAGCTATCGCTAAACAACTATTCGTGATGGGTTTAATAATTTCACCGAAGTCTTCAGCTTCTCTTACGTTGCGACTTCCATGCTGAGAAGACCTAGCAGCGACTACTTTCCCTCTCTCCCCAGGGTCAGCATATAACCTCGCATTTTTTGAGTAACTAACTTGATTGGTTGCATTTACTCTACTGACGTTTCGCATAAGTCCTCAAAAAAGTGACATGGTGGGGGGCCGAAGCCCCCCACGTCGTCATTTGTGGGTTATAGCCCTGTTAGTACCCCTTGTCGGGCACGGTTTGAACATGTCAACTGACCGTACGCAAGTATTTGTGAGAACACTGCGTCTTGGCTGGTTGGGCGTACAAACGGTGTTGCTTTGAACCACACATCACTGTGGCGTACAAGCTGGAGGTACTTCGTGTTCAAGAAGTACATCGGTTGTGACCCCGCAGCAACAGTAGGGTCAGAGATAGCGCCATCAAATGTGATGGGCGCACCCTTGAACATGAGGTTCTGGAAGCCAGCGTCAGCCATGTCGGTATCGGTGTACCGCATTTGACCTGTCAACAAGCTTTCATACTTCTCATACGCTTCCTGCGACGTGATGATGATTGTCGGCTGGTCATTACCAGTCGAACAATCGTTGTACATCGTTGCCATCATTGCTGCAGTCAAGCTAGCGACACCACCAGAGGCTGTTTCTTGCGAAGCCCAAAATTCGTCACCTGTTACAGAAGGGTCGATACCCGCAAGGGTGTTGGCCGTAAGGACTGATCCGTCAACAATTTGTTCCAGACCGTTCCACCGAGTAGCCAAAGCACCAGCGCCAGGACCAGTTTGATAGAACATTAAGTTCATGTTCTCAATAATGGTTTCCTGTGTCTGGAAGATCTTGCCTTCGAGAAGGTCAATGATCTGTGCTTCACCATTGTTTTGGGCTTCTTCAAGACCATTAATGGTTACCGTTGCAGCGTACTGTCCCCAGTCATACTCAGCAGCCGAAATACCTGCCTGAGCAGTCGTAGCAATAGTTTCCGAACCAGAGTAGTGGTCAGCCGTAGTGTTTGTTCCATAGATAATTGGAACAACAATCTTTGCGCCACCACTTACTGTTCGCATTGTTCCAGTGTTTGTCAACGCATAAAACAATGGACGGGCACTGAAAATGTTGTCCGTTAATCGCGGAATATAGTTATTGAGCGTGGTGCTCAATATTTGATCGAAATTGGCGTTTCCAGCCATATTTGTTTGCTCCTAAAAGGTTAAGTGCTTAGTTGTTCCTTTGCCTGAGCGAATGCTTCTCGGATACTTGTGGGAATTGAGGTGGGTTTAGAATCGGTTCCCATTTGGGTTGACCCCCCAGGTTCCACTACTGCTGCTTCCCGTTTCTTAGAAACAATTTCTTGTTCCTTCGTTAGTTTGTCAGCAGTGCTTTTAACCTCATCGAATCGCCAATGCGTGTAAGCAGCCTCAAGATTTGGAATCTTGTGTCGCAAAGCGTGATTAAGCAATTCACGGCTATCGAAATCGCCGTATGTTTCCTGTAGGTTCGATACTTGTCGCTCTACTGCTTCCTGTCTGCGGACGCTTTCAGACTGTTCAACTCTTTTTTCTAGGGCAGCAATCTTTTTGGCGGTAGGGTCTTCTTCTTCTTCCCAGTTGTAATCTTGACTAGAAGAATCAGGTTGTCCTCCGAAATCCAAATCGAAAGAATTAGCCAGAGTTCTAAGTGTTTCCTCTGGATTATTTTCCAAAGCAGACACTATTTGTTCGGCCTGATGTAAACGGTCACGTTCAGCGGCCACCTCTTGAGTCTTTCGGGTGTAATCCGAATGTCTCTGGTAGCCGTTTTGAAGTTCTTCAAGGGTGACCTGTTCTTCGACACCATCTATCTTGATGGTGTACGTTTCCCCAGGTTCCAATGGAACATCTATTGAAGATTCAGGGTCATCCACATACGTGGATTCCATATCAACTTCATTTTCTTCGGGCACTAGCCCCTCCTAAGGAATTCTCTGCGAGATTGTTCCTAATAACTATAGGGGAGTGTCCCATTACAGGGAAGGAAGCTCTACACCCATCTGGTTTTGAAGCTGCGCTAAGATCTCTGGCGGTATGCCCCCAGTGGGCGCAAACGCACCACCTTCGGGCGCTCCCAGCCCTCCAGGCATACCCATTGCACCTAAATCTGGTGGAGAAACTATTGGTCCTTCTTCCTCCACGACTTCTTCTCCCTCTGGCGGCGGAGGTTGCCCTTGCATAATGAACTTCGCTGGATCTTTGATACCGAAACCATTCTCCAACACATGCATCGCTAAAGCAGCGGGGTCAATGACTGTTCCAACAAGCGGACCTATAGCATTCATCAGCGAAATCGCTTGTTGCTTACGAATTGTGTCATTCATCGGCTGCGTGGAACCAGCTTGAACAGAGAAGTCGTATTCTCCAGTAATGTCTTCACGGGTGTAGTCAACAAACATGTCTTCACCACCGACACTGGTGATTCTGGCTATTTGTTCACCTGTCATAAACTCTTGCATGAGTTGTATGACTCTTCCAGCTACCTGAGAAATAGCAATTTCGACAATAGCTAACTTGTCCGCAGACCGAGCATTCTGGGCATCAGCAACAATAGAAGCCTCAGTAGCCGTACGCCTAATCTCAGGCATTGCGCCTCTGGCATACTCCGAAATACCTGAAACAGTATTGATATCAGCTTCAATTATGGACGAATAGTTGTATATTTCGGGGCTAATTGGCACTTGAGGCATCGGAACAACCACTTCAGAAAGCGGTTTGTTCTCATCCACGACAGGGACCATACGTCCATCGTCATCAGATTCAAGAGCTTCACGACCCTCAGGCCCAAACGAGCGTTCATGGTACAACCATTTCCTGGCGTAACGCTTCCTGTCGTTCATCAACTGTGAACGAGTCTTATCAAGCTCCAACTGGAGACTTTCGATACTTTCGAGATCACCTATCGGATAAAATTGATCTGGAACATCATAATTTCGGACCATTACGAACGGTTGACCGTATGCGTAAGGCATTGCCACGGGATCTATGAGGAACTCCCCAGCACCCTCAGCGTAAACCGAAAGCGTGTTCAATCTCATGTCGTAGTATTCCCATACAACTACTTGGTCAGGAAGATACTGGTTTTTTTCTTCCATTGATGCGTTGTCATCAGGAATATAGTTACTTGACAGCCGTTTCCGTGCCGACGGTTTGTAACGCTTATCGTTTTGAGCTTCCTTAAGGTTCCTTACGATCCGTTGAGCAATCCAACCAGCTTCTCCCATTGTGTTTGCTTTAGGATCTACAAAAATGTCGAAAGGAGAAATCCTTTCCACGAACGGCTGATCCTCAACGACCCTCATAATTGTTTGAGGGATATTTGCGTAGATATCTTCATTCGTGGGAAGGTCAGCAGCTAGCTCAGGGCTATCTGCTGCGAAATCTGCGACTTCTTGAAACGCTTGATCTATTAAACTTTCCCGCTCAACTTCGGTAACAAGCTGTGTTTGCTCAAGAAATTTCCAACCAACTTTTAACCAGCCATGACCGAAAATTAGGAAATCTTTGACTGCGTGACGGAAAGGGTCACGAAAGTTGTGGTGTTTCCACATGTAGTTAATGATTGCTTCAACAAATATAGCCCTGTCAACATTCTCTTCCGTATTTGCTTGAACAACTATCTTTGGATAGTTCACTGCAACGCTTGGTGCGATCACGTTGACTGTCGAAAACGCTAAATTGACTGCAATCAGATCTTGCTGGTTTGAAGTTGTCGAAGGCCAGTGCTTACCCTTGTATAAATCTATTAACCGTCGCCAAGTGTTTTCGTAGCCTTGCTGGTCACGCCATTGGCGGCATTTCTCGACGCCCTCAGTGTATTCTTCTAGGAGTTCTTGACGAGACTTTTGAACCATCAGAATTGCGCTTTCTCAGGGAGTTTTTCGATGTTACGCCCTTGAGATTCGGCTTCGGCAAACACCTTAGCTTCTCGTTCACGGTTAGTCAGATGACGTTCATCTGCAGGCAAAGTCTTTCTGTAGGCTTCACCCGTATGCACTGTTATCGACTTTAGGCGCAAACGACGTTCGTAAAGTTCCCTGAGTTCCTTTAAGGGAACATCTCTCCGTGCGAGAACATACTCAGAGAACTCTACGAAGCTGGCCTCATCTCGGAGGACAGCCATATTTTAACCAGCGTTATGGCCGCGAAAATCGGGCTGCTTACCTACAGGCTCAACTTTACCACTGGTTCCGTGCTGGTTTTTCGGGGTTGCGCGAACACTCACAGTTTTGCCTAAATCACCGTTTTGGTTCGCATACTTCCCTGCGGTCAATCGCTGTTTAGGTGATTGTGGACCTCCAGGGGTCCAAATGGGGTTAGCGGATACTGATCCGCCACGTTCCATCTTGTTATTTGCACCTTTAGTACCGTCAACGGTGACTCCAGGTGTTTGAGCAATATTTCTTCCCACGGATTCCTCCAAAAATGACATGTCTATAGAAAGGTTAGCGTGTCCCACGGATAGTAGTACCGCCTATGAGAGAGGAGGGTCTATCTGGCTCTCCCATTGCTAAACGCGCCCACCAGTCAACAGTCCAATAATCGTTTACTTCAACTTTATACTCAGGTTCGTGAGCATATTTACGCATCTGGTTAGCCAAAGCCAACGCCATCACACGGTCATCGTAAGGAGAACCACCCATACTTCCCCTGTCGTTACGAACAAAAGTTCGTAACTCTGCCAAAGTGTGACGGTCTTTAATGGATATCTCTTCGTTCCGTAATGCGGAACTCAAATCGTCAATCATTAACGGTTTCGACGTACGAGTAGTCTTCCAACCGTACTCGTGACCGATTCTGTTGTTCACACTGTTGAGTTGTCGTTTACGAAACAAATTGGGGTAACCCAGGTGACGCAACTCAGTGATGGTTGTTAAACCGTGGTTATTTGACTCGACACAGCACAAAGCTGAATTAAACCAACGGCCTACACTGTCCACCTCTTCAGCTAAAAGATCTGGAGCAATATGACCGTGCCATATGGCTGCTTGGTTTCCTGTACCAACATTTAATACCTGGATGACAGAGTAATCGCCGTGACCTAAGCCTTCAGCCGTGTCGATTCCCATAACGTAAGCGGATCTTGCTGCAGGACGTTCCCAAACTTCTAAACTCATTGCGACCGAAACTCCAGCACCCCAGGTGCCTTAAACATGTACCCAGTTTCACCGTGAATAACTTTTTGTTCCAGAGCTTCAAGAATATCTAGATCAAATACAGGGTTACCTGACTTGACGAACGCCTCTTCAGGCGTCGTCGGATACTCCTGAGCAAGCTGCCATGGCAACATCGACTCGACTTTTTCCAGGTACCAGGATTGTCCTCTATCCTCCGTAGCTGACCAAGGGTAAAACATTGACGCAAACTTGTTAGCCCCAGTTGTAGCCCCGACCCACAACTGGTGAAAAAAGTTTCCTGAACCATTAGCCGTACTCAAACCGATGATACGGCCACCCACATCCGCTACAGGTTCTATGGAACTCCACGCTTCTTCCGCATTCGGAAGGAAAGCCCACTCGTCAACCACAATCAGAGTCGCAGATTCGCCACGAGCAGGATCGGAAGCAGACGGCAAAGATGTAATCTGAGATCCATTAGCGAATCCCATACGTTGCTGATGCTCCACAAGCGATTTAGGGCCACGTTCAACCATCCACTTGGGAAGGTGACTAAACCCGTACTTACTTTTCCGAAGCAGCAACACAGACTCTCGTTCAGTTCTGGAGAGATCAATGATGTTTTGGTCAGGATGAAAAAACGCTGTCCAGAACTGGTGTGCAGCTACCAGAGTACTCCACCCAATCTGGCGGGCTTTTAATGTAAGCGAATATCTATTACTTGCCCAGTGTTTGATAGCTTCCGCTTGAGCCTCACGTAAAGCAAAAAGAATACGCCCATGAGCAGGGTGAGCAATGTGCCAATAATTTTCAAGAAAATATCTTTCATCCCGTACACACTTCCTCCACTCCGCCTCCTGGCGGAGTTCTGATATCCTAGACATTATGCTTACCAATCATTACTGGTACATCCCAGAGGCATTAACCCCACAGCAGTGCGACGAAATCCAGCACGCCGCCGCAAACGTTGAAGAAGTAGAGGGATTCCACTTCGGACACGAGGCAGGACATCGTAAGTCCCAGATCTCATGGCTCTACGACGAAAAAATAAATGATCTAATCGGCGCTTGGGTGCGTCAAGCCAACAGGGAAGCAGGCTGGTGGTACGACTTACATAAGACAGAAGCCATCCAATACACGAAATATCGGACAGGCGACCAGTACGACTGGCATATCGACGGGAACTCAGATAACCATGCTGCACGGAAACTTGTTTCGGAGGTCGCTGCCCCGATTCCCCTAAACGTGACCCCATTTCCCGAATTCCAGGGAACCGTGCGTAAATTGTCCGCATCAGTCAGCCTTTCCCACCTGGGGACCTACGATGGAGGGCAACTCCAGATCCGCTGCTATGACCAACTTCATGTGTTTAACGACGCTCCCCGAGGATCAATAATAGTGTTCCCCAGCTTCATGGAACACAGAGTAACACCCGTACTCTCAGGAGAACGACACACTGCAGTCATCTGGTACAACGGGTACCCCTTCCGCTAGCAATCCATATCCCGTTTAAGACCCTCCCAAACGGCCCACTGCTGCTCAGTCCAATTATGGTCAATAGCGCTATACAACTGAGAACACTGCGCCCCGAAACCTGTGCCACCAATCAACGCAGGTGGCTCCTCAGACTCAGTCACTCCAAAGGGCCACCACATAAGTAGTCCACCAATCGCTGCCGCCAACGCGACGCCAGCCGCTGTAATGGCTTT